TCAGGCGCGGGCGGGACATTGTGGCAATTAAACGGTATAAGGGCGAGGATACAATGTCAATCGTCGGGCGCGTTATTGACGCAATTGACGAGTACAAACCTACTTTAACAGTGATCGACGAAGGCGGCTTGGGCTACGGTATACTTGACAGATTGACCGAACAACGGTATAAGGTACGAGGGGTAAACTTTGGTTGGAAAGCCAAAAACCCTGTAATGTGGGGCAACAAACGGGCTGAAATGTGGGGCGCGATGCGTGAGTGGCTACGGTCAGCCAGCATCCCGCAGGACAAGATGCTCAAAGATGATTTGGTTGGGCCGATGAAGAAGCCCAACTCGGCGGGAACGATCTTTCTGGAAGGCAAGAAAGAAATGAAGGCTAGAGGATTAGCGTCACCCGACGCAGCCGACGCGCTGGCGGTGACGTTTGCCTATCCTGTAGCGCATCGTGAGTACGTCGAACGCCCACGAACAATTACGATGAACCGCGACGCAATGGCTGGCTCTTGGATGGGTGCATAATGCTCAAGAAATCTTCTAGCGCAAAAGCATTTAAAGAAAACATCAAGACTGAAGTCAAGGCTGGCAAACCAGTCAAACAAGCAGTGGCAATAAGTTATGCAGTTAAACGCGAAGCAGCGAAGAAAAAGTGAGCGATTACACCGGAATTAACGCTGTTGGCAACGTCGCGCTAGGTGGCAAACCACTCAAAAGCGACTCGGATGTGTTGTCAACGGCGCGGGATCGCCTGTCAATGGCGATTTCGGCGTATTCCGAAAGTCGGGAAGATGAGTTAGACGATCTGCGTTTTTACGCGGGATCGCCTGATAACCAGTGGCAGTGGCCGGCTGACGTGCTGGCGACCCGTGGGGCGGTGCAGGGTCAGACGATTAATGCGCGGCCTTGTCTGACGATTAACAAGTTGCCGCAGCACGTTCACCAGATTACCAACGACCAGCGTCAGAACCGGCCTAGTGTCAAGGTTATTCCGGTTGATGACAACGCTGACGTTGAGGTTGCCGAGATTTTCAACGGCATGATTCGGCATATTGAGTACATCTCGGATGCGGATGTGGCGTATGACACGGCTTGTGAGAACCAAGTCGCCTATGGCGAAGGGTACATTCGGGTCCTGACCGAGTATTGCGACGATAATACGTTCGATCAGGACATCAAGATTGCGAGGGTCAGGAACAGTTTCTCGGTCTACATCGACCCGCTGATTCAAGACCCATGCGGCAGTGATGCAAAGTGGTGTTTTATCACTGAGGACTTGTCTAAGGCCGAATACTCGCGGCTTTTTCCTAACGCATCGCCCTTGTCCACGCTGGAAACGCTGGGTGTCGGGGATCAGAACCTGAGCCAGTGGCTCAACACCGACACGATTCGTATTGCTGAGTATTTTTACATTGAATACGACCGGCAGACGCTAAATTTGTACCCTGGTAATGTGACTGCATTCCAAGGGTCGCCCGAAGACAAGCAATTACGCCAAATCTACGGCAAACCGAAGAAATCACGCCAAGCTGACCGTAAAAAGGTCAAGTGGTGCAAGATCAACGGTTACGAAATCCTTGAAGAACAGGAATGGGCCGGTAGTTGCATCCCTGTTGTGCGGGTGATTGGTAACGAATTTGAGGTTGAAGGCCGGATTTACATCAGCGGGCTGGTGCGTAACGCCAAAGATGCCCAACGGATGTACAACTACTGGACTAGCCAAGAGGCAGAGATGCTGGCGCTGGCTCCAAAGGCTCCGTTTATTGGTTATGGCGGTCAGTTTGAGGGGTATGAGACCCAGTGGAAGACCGCAAACACCCAGAATTGGCCGTATTTGGAGGTCAATCCTGATGTAACGGACGGTCAGGGGGCGATTTTGCCGTTGCCCCAACGGGCGCTGCCGCCAATGGCCCAAACAGGCTTGATTCAAGCCAAAATGGGCGCGTCCGAGGACATCAAGTCTGCAACTGGACAGTACAACGCATCACTTGGGCAAACATCCAACGAACGTTCTGGCAAGGCTATTTTAGCTCGCCAGCGTGAGGGCGACGTTGGTACTTACCACTACCAAGACAACTTGGCGCGGGCTGTTCGGTACGTTGGTCGGCAATTGGTTGACTTGATCCCTAAGATTTACGACACGCAGCGCATCGCTCGCATCATTGGGCTGGATGGCGAGACCAAGATGGTCAAGATTGACCCTATGCAAGCCGAACCTGTGCGTAAGATTCAGAACCAAGAAGGGATTGTGATCGACAAGATCTACAACCCGTCTGTTGGTAAGTACGACGTGGTGGTTGCTACCGGCCCAGGCTACGCCACCAAGCGCCAAGAAGCGCTTGAGGCGATGGCGCAACTGCTACAAGGCAACCCGCAACTGTGGACCGTGGCGGGCGATCTGTTTGTCAAGAATATGGATTGGCCTGGGGCGCAGGAGATGGCAAAGCGGTTTGCCAAGACGATTGACCCCAAACTTATGGGTGACGCGGAAGACAACCCGGCTCTGCAAGCGGCTAATCAGCAGATGGAAGCAATGGCGGCTGAGTTGGATCAGTTGCACCAGATGTTGCAGAATGTTGGCAAGTCGATGGAAGCGCAGGACATGGAGCGCAAGGACTTTGAGGCGCAAATTAAGGCGTATCAGGCTGAGACGCAGCGCATTAGCGCTGTTCAGGCTGGAATGTCCGAAGAGCAGATTCAAGACATTGCGATGGGCGTGGTGGCTGCGGCTATGGAATCGCAAAGTATGCTGATGCCTGAGATGCGTCAAGAACCAGCGCCAATGGAAATGATGCCCAATGAAAGTCTGTGATTTCGTAGGTCTGTTGTTTCTTGGGCGCGACGTAGCGCACTCGGTGCATCTGAACACGCGCAGTTTCAGTAAGCACATGGCGCTCAATACGTTCTATAATGAGATCGTAGAACACGCTGACGAGTTTACGGAAGCGTACCAAGGTCGGCATGGCCTAATCGGGCCGATTACGCTAATGACTGCCAAGAAAACGACTAACATCGTAGAATTCTTGCAAGAACAGCTAAAAGAAATTGAAGCCAACCGCTACAAGGTAGTTGACAAAGAAGACAGTTCTTTGCAGCAGTTGATTGACAACATTGTTCAGTTGTATTTAACAACCCTTTACAAACTACGCTTCTTGGCGTGAGGTAACTATGGCTGCGACGTATAAGTATCTAACAGCCTCGGCTAACGTCAAGCCGATGGCGGGTAAGCTAAAAGGCATCTTCGTATCTGCCGCCAGCGCAACACCTACGATCACGGTGTATAACAGCGCTGCTGCAACGACTACCGACACGATTGTCGGGGTGTTTACGCCAGTTGGTGCGACCAGCTATGTCTTTACCGGCGACGAAGGCGGCGTATACTTCAGTTCTGGCCTGTACGTTGTGATTAGCGGGACTGTCGCTGCAACGGTTTTCTACGAGTAAAGCATGGCAAATACCACGATTTCGGGTTTACCAGCGGCGACTACCCCGCTAGCGGGTACTGAAGTCGTTCCTATTGTCCAAGGCGGCGTAACCAAGCAGGTCGCGGTTAGCGACATTGGTGGCGGCGGGTCTGGTTCGGTTATTGAGGTTGCAACGGGCGCTGGCCTAACTGGTGGGCCAATTACCAGCAGCGGAACGATTAGCCTTGCACCAACGGCAGTTGCTCCTGGCAGTTACACCAACGCCAGCATTACTGTTGACGCCTATGGCCGGTTGACTGCCGCGTCTGCTGGTACATCTACGGTTACCAGCGTTTCTGGTACGGCTAATGAGATTACATCTAGCGGAGCGTCAGCCGTTACATTGTCGCTGCCCGCTGCGCTGACTTTTACGGGCAAAACGGTAACGGGGGGTACGTTTACTGGCGGCACAGTTGATAATGCGTCTGTAGGGGCTACCACACCGGCTACAGGGGCGTTTACGACGCTATCAGCGTCCACTGGTCAGATCAGCACTTCACCAACCAGCGCAAACGATATTGTCAACAAAGCGTATGTTGACGCAATTGCTGCGGGCCTGACGTTTCACACCGCCTGTAATCTGGCGACCATTGCTGCGCTGCCAACGGTAACGTACAACAACGGCACGAGCGGAGTCGGTGCAACGCTGACTGCTAGTGCTAACGGCGCGTTGTCGGTTGACTCGGTTACGCCTAGTGGCAATGATCGGATTCTGGTTAAGAATCAGGCATCTGCGCTACAAAACGGTGTATACGTTGTCACTACAGTTGGCGACGGGTCTACCCCGTTTGTGCTGACTCGCGCAACTGACATGAACACGGCTGGCAATGGTTACAACCAAGTCAATGCCGGTAACTATTTCCTGATTACCGCAGGAAGTACGCTTGCAAGCACCTCCTGGGTGCTGACCACGCTTCCGCCCATCACGATGGGTACGACCGCTCTGGTATTTACGCAGTTTGCAACGGGCGCTAATTCGTATACCAACGGCGCTGGCCTGTCGTTGCTTGGCAATCAATTTAGCGTTAGCAACACAGCGGTAACCGCTGGTGCTTACGGCAGCGGCTCGCAAGTTCCTACATTTTCGGTCAATTCTCGCGGTCAACTGACGGCAGCGGCAAACACTAACATTGCGATTGCCGGTTCGCAGATTACGTCTGGAACGGTCGCTATTACCAATGGCGGTACAGGCGCGAACTCGCAGCAAACCGCTCTGAATGCGCTGGCTGGTGCTACAACGGCTGGGTCTTTCCTGCGTGGCAACGGCACAAACGTGTCGATGTCTACGATTCAGGTGTCGGACATTCCAACGCTGAATCAGAACACTACAGGTAACGCTGGCAATCTGACTGGTATTGTTGCAATTGCCAACGGTGGTACGGGCCAGAACACCAAAGCAACTGGATTTAACGCGCTCTCGCCCATTACGACCACGGGCGATCTGATTATTGGGACAGGGACCAATGCGTCTGGCCGGTTGGCTATTGGTGCGGCAAATCGGGTTCTCAAATCAGGCGGGACAACAGCTACTTGGAGCACTGTTGCTTTAGCTACAGACGTTAGCGGCAATTTGCCGGTAACCAACCTAAATAGCGGAACGTCTGCATCTAGCACGACGTTTTGGCGTGGCGACGGCACTTGGGCTGTCCCCGCAGGTGGTGGCGGTGGGGTTTCTAGTGTTACGGCAACCTCGCCGGTGGCATCTACTGGCGGGTCTACTCCGGTTATCAGCCTCTCGGCAGGTTATGGCGACACGCTTAATCCATACGCAAGCAAAACGGCAAATTTTATTTTGGCCGCTCCAAATGGATCGGCTGGAGTTCCGACTTTCCGCGCAGTTGTAGCCGCTGATATCCCAACGCTTAACCAAAACACGACTGGGACAGCCGCAGGATTGTCTGCGACTTTGGCCGTTGGTAGCGGTGGAACGGGTGCAACAACGCTAACCGGGGTTTTAAAAGGCAACGGTACTAGCGCGTTTACTGCTGCCACAGCAGGAACAGACTACCAAGCACCAATTACGCTAACCACGACGGGATCGTCCGGCGCGGCTACGTTCGTAGGAAACACGCTTAACATCCCGCAATACGCTGGTGGCGGCGGCTCGCCCGCTGGGTCCAACACGCAGATCCAATACAACAATTCTGGGGCTTTTGGGGCGTCTGCTAATTTAACTTGGGACGGAACGTACCTTAAAAACAGCGGCGGTTCTGTTAATGCTTTTGACGCAACCGGAAGTTCACTTGTTGGATTACGCGCTTCAGCAGGTGGGACTTTAGGAATAGATAGTTTTGATTTTTATCAAACTCCATCTATTGCAGCTATTAATAATAGGGCTAACACCCCTATTTATTTTTACGTTGCCGGCAGTCAACAAATGGCGCTTACGTCCACCGGCTTGGGAATTGGAATATTTACCCCAGGCTCAGCACTTGACGTAAAAGGAACGTTGCGCCTTTCCGGTTCAAGTTCTGGATATGTAGGATTCGCTCCTGCTGCTGCTGCTGGATCGACCACATACACACTGCCAAGCGCTGATGGCACTTCTGGTCAAGTTCTGTCTACCAACGGAACGGGCACGTTGTCATGGGCTACTGCTAGCGGAGGCGGCG